TGTTATCACCTGGCTGTTTGTCTTGATTAGGCATAAGTTTTATATATATCTTATCCATTATATTTTCTCCTGTTTAGTTATTAAGTTCATCCTAGATTTGAAAGCATTGTCTAGCAATCTAAAATCTTTTGGATGATTTTTTTCTGTCTCAACAAATGTAGGGTGTCTTTAGCTTCCTTGGTGGTTGGTATACCTAAAGATTCTAACTCTTCGAGGGAGGTAATGTCTTTATCCAACACACCAAGAAAACTTAAAGCTCGTGAAATAGAGAAACTTTCTGCCATAGGCAAAGCACCTTGTATGTAGCTGCCGTTTCTCTTTTTAAATTGTTTATAATGTCCTGTAGCTAACACTCGTTCAGGATCATAAGCGATGATCTTGCACTTAGCAATGTAATAATCCTCTTGTTCCATAACTGATACATCAAACCCAAGTTGATCACCAAAGACTTGTCTAAAATATTTTATCTTGCTCCACAAAGAAACAGTTGTCTGACCTGTTGTTAGGTTTTTATATACTCCGTCTCTTCTGCATAACTCATTTACTCTATCTATTTTTTCTTTCATGTTTATCCCCATAGTTGTTTTATTACTGCTAGTTGATCTGCACTAGCATCTTTCATAGTCCAATGTGATAGATCAGGTTTCTCTACAAGACCTGCCATCAACACTGGGTCGCCATTACTTACTTCAAGTAATCTTTGTATGGTCATAGCTTTCTGTACCATTTCGCTATAACAATATTCTAAATGATCATCCCATAATGCAGGATGATTGTTATCAAAAATAATATAATCTTTTTCATTTACATAAAACAAGAAAGGTTGTTTCTCTGTAGCTAATCTATAAAAGGCTACTTGGTTTATGTTAATAGGATCAGGTTCAGTAGGTAGTTTCTGTGTATAAATTTTTATGTTATCTAAATCTAATCCTCTTGCACTAGGTGGTTTTGATTTTTGTTCTGCAAATAATTTATCTGACTCCCAATCTATACGACCCAATATGTCTATACCTAAACCTTGTGGAGACATTGAAACATATCTTTCACACATCAAAGATTTGCTGCCAAATATTTCTTTAACTA